GAGCTTGAGCAGATGCTTGCCCATGCCAAGGAGCTCGAGTACGACTTCGACAAGACCCGCGTCTGCACGAGCATCCAGCGAGACAAGGGCTTGATCGACGTGTACTTCGTGGAGGGCAACGAATGAAGGTCAAGCGCAAGACGCTGATGAACTGGGCGGTCGGCACCCTCCAGGAATGGTTCGAAGGCTGGACCGATGCGTCGCTTGATACCGGCTTCATGCAGTACAAGATCGTTCACGAGGAGTACACCAAGCGGGGTCTCATCTTCCGCTTGCAAGGTGGCCCTGGAGAACCGGACCCAGAAGGGGTCTACGAGATCACCGTCAAGGTGAGAAAGCTGGGGAAATGAACAAGGCACATGTCGACGACGAACGGGACCTGCGGGTGCCCGGTGATGTGGGGGCGGCGATCCGGCTTGGCCTCGCCGAGATCGTGCAGCGGTTGGCCGCCTCCACCCCGTTGTCTACGATGCAGGCGGCGGGGCACGTCCAGTACGAACTCAACGTTCTGAAGGAGAAGTGGTCGGCGGCGGCGAAGGTGGTGGACGGTCGTGGTTCCGAATGACGGATTCCCAAGATACGCTCCGCAACCTCTCGCAGACGGAGTTCTTCACGCGATACCTTCAGCTGAAGGAGAGCGACTGGCAGGCGATGCCTCGCATGGAGATCGAAGCGTGGCGGGCGGAAGTGAACCGACGCGGTCTCGGCCAGAGCCTGATGGATCAGATCGGGGAGGTGACCCTGCCGTCGAGTCGTTGGCTGGAGCAACGGTCCCGCCCAGGGGAACCGTGCGAGGCATCGACGGCGAATGGCGGTCTCTCGATCACGCCGGAAGCTGTGCAGGCTGCGGAGCAACTCAGTCGGCTCGCCCTGCGATCTACAGAGGAGAGCTCTGGTGCTCCGACCGATGCCGGAAGTGGCTACGAGATCGTGGCGTATCGTCGGCTGCCGTTGCGGGCGAAGCGTGATGCCTTCATCGCGGAAGGCTTCCTGTACGTGCGCAACGACGTCCTCAAGGAGTGGGTGAGCCACTTCATCCTCGGCAAGTGTTGCCACTCGCAACGAAGCGGTTTTTCGTATCACTCAACGGGGTGCTGGATCGATGGCAATCGTTAAGGTCGTTATCGCGGACTCTTCGCTTCCGCATCAGATCGTGCTGGGCAGCAAGAAGGACGGCAGCATCACGATGTCGTGCAACTGCATGCCGCAGGTTGCGGGCTGGCCGGAGCCGATGGAGACGTTCGAGTCGGGGTCGGTGGACGGACACCAACTCATGCATGCATGGGTGATGTCCCCGCTACATCGAGGGCTGTTCACGGCGGAGCACGTAGCCGCCGCACGGCGGGGTGTGCACTTCCGCCTTACCTAGCCCGGATCGTCGGTAGATCGGCGTAGAACGCACGAATAGGGGTGGGGTCGGTGTAGGGGCCGACCCCACTCTTCTCAGCAAGGAGGGCACATATGGAGGTACCCCAGGGAAGGCTCGTGGTGTGCGCCTTCGACCCCGGCATTCGCACCGGCTGGGCGTGGTACGACGTGGATCGGGTTGACATGTGCAGCCTCGGAACGCGGCTGGGCTTGAAGGCGGCAGATGCCGAGTGGGGCGTCTTCGACACCAGCAAGGGCGAGCGGTACCACGTCGACCAGATGGTCCACGTCACTCGGGCGTGTTGGAACTGGGCGAAGGTGAACGAGGAGACCGACACGTTCATCGTCACCATCGAGGACTTCATCCTGCAGATGATGTCGTCAGACCGCGAACTGCTGGCACCCGTTCGGCTGACCGCTCGCTTCCTGGACCGCATGGAGCCTAGCGGGCTGGCCATCTGGACACGGCACACCGCCAGCGAGGCCAAGCGCACCGTCACCGATGAGCGGCTGCGCATCTGGAATCAGTACGACAAGAGCAGCGGAGACCATGCTCGCGATGCCCAGCGGCACGCGATCCTAGTCCTGAGAAAGTACGCCTCGGATCTCGGCTTCCGCAGTTGGGCGGGCGTCGGCCTTTCGAAGAAGGAGAAGTCAGCATGACGGACAGCATCGTTGCCTCCGCCCCTCGCTCGCCCGTCCCGCAGGACCTGCTCGGGATCTTGGAATCGGTGATCGAGGAGCGCGATCGGGCGATGGCGAAGTGGGGTGTGCAGTCGCACCCCGACGGAACGGGCGGTGGGGCGGCTGAGATCCTGCGTGATCAACAGCGCGAGCTCGTCGACGAGCAGCAACGCAAGGGGACTAGCAACTGGCGCGACATCCTCATGGAAGAGGTGCGAGAGGCGTTCGCCGAGACGGACCTCGTTGCCCTGGACAAGGAGCTCATGCAGGTGATGCAGGTGTGCTGTGTCTGGCGCGAACACATCGCCCGCCGGATGGCTCGTGGGTAGGCCGCGTTCTGCGGGGAGGCGATGGGGCTGGGCGAATGTGCCGCAGCCCCTCGGCCTTTCCGACTTCGACAGAGACACCGAAGCTGAAGAGTCGGTGTCGGCTCCGTCCGCTCCCCTCCCGGTGTCAAATAACGGGGCGGGAGAGAGCTCGGATTCTTGGTGGGACGACGACGATTGGGGAGACGACTGATGAGTAAATCATGGATGGGAGACATCTCGTCTATTGAACTGGATTGGCACGAAGGGGTGTTCATCGAGACGGAGGCTTCGCCGCACAGTGATCCTCGCCTCCCCTCGGCTGTCTATTTCGACGTCAAGTGCTGCCTGTGCGAATGGGCTTACACCGCTGGCGGGGTAGCCCTCTCCGACGGGGTGGCGGCCACCATCGGGCACAAGACGCCCGACGTAGAAGGAGCTCTGGGCTGGGCAGCGTCACACCGGAAGGCCGACGAGGCGCATGCTCAGGCTCGCTCTGAGTTCCGTAGAAAGAAAAGTATCTAGTCGGCGGCGGCGTCAGAACCACGCTAATTAGTGAATTATCGTGTGTCTCTCTCAAGAAGAGATATGTATATATAGTTCTGTATTTATTTCTTCCCTGGGAAGTTTCTGTCTGTCGGCCGGGGTGTGGTGAAATTTCGAGGCTTGGATGAGGGGTGGATTGAGGTACGCTATTGACGTAGGAGTTATCGTCAGAATCAAGGGGTTCGAGCTAATGGCTACTGAGGACTCGGAGTTCGGTGGGGCTGGTGGCCTGATACAGCCTCCGCCGCACAATCCTTCTCAATCGGCGGCAGAGACGGCGTTCCTGGAGCGGGCAACAGACCCGTTCGACGACAGCGTTGCTCCGTCGGACATCCTGGCCGAAGTGCTGGCTGGAACGTACGGTCGCGGGGATACTCCGGAGGCGGTGATCATTGGTCCGCTGATGCCGGACGTGGCCTTTGTGGGTACGTCTCCGGCGACCGAGGGCTTCAGCTTCGTTGGGGTGGGCAACCAAGATCTTCGGACCGCCCGGCTGAAGGTGGCGGACAATCGGCAGATGCATCCGGCGTCGTACGGTCCGGAGAAGGAAATCTCCCCGTCGGTCGCTCCAGTGGTGAACCTGTCCATCGGATCGCTTGCCCCCGGCCACTACTTCTATCAGGTCCTGATGAACGGTCTCCAGGTCACTGATGTTTGGGAGGTAGACGTTGTCTGAGACAACGAGCGAGCAGAAACGGCGTATCCGCCGGATGCGCAAGGTTCGCCGGGGCCAGTGGGTCCGCGACATGACCGACGACGAGTGGGATCTGTACCTGGCCAACTGCGAGCTTACGGGGCAGCCTGTGAAGCCCCGAGAGGGCGGTTCATACGAACTACCGCCCGACAACGTTGTGACGCTCTACAAGGGCGAAGACCGCGTCGGGGTACCGGAGGGCGGCGGTCGGGCCGAAGACGGCGACCACCGTAAGCGGTACCGCATGAAGTACGCGGGGCGGCTCGGCAAGCGTTGGAGCGAGATCATCCAGGCGGTGCAGAACGGCGAGTACAACTGGGATGACTTCGTCTCCAGTCTTACCGCCGAGGAACTGGCTCGTGGCCAACTGATGGACAAGAACGGCAGCTTCAGCGGCAGACCACCGCACTTCGTGCCGAAGGCGTTCCACGACGCCTGCATCCGCGAACTCCTTGCCCGAGGCAAGATTCTCTATAAGGAGAACTACGTCCAGGCCATCCAGGCGATGACGGAGATCGCGAAGTCCACCACAGCCAAGGAGAGCGACCGCATCAAGGCGGCTCAGTTCGTCATCGAACGGCTGGAAGGCAAGGTGCCCGAGCGTCTCGAGATCGGTGCGGCCGACCCCTGGCAGCAGATCATCGCTGGCATCGTAGCCGAAGTCGAAGACGACCAGATCGCCAGTGCTCAGCAGTACCTGAGCCGAATGGACCCAGGGGCCTCAGGCAACGACTAGTAAGCTACTGCACACAAGGAGGGCACCATGACTACAGAAGAGATGCTGGCCCAGGCCCAGCGGCAGGACCTCAACAGACAGCGCCAGATCGAAGCCCAGCAGATGTCGATCAATCGGTTGCTGGAGGCAAGGGAAAGTGAGGTTGACGACGCAACTGTGATCCAGGACCTCACCATCGCCCTGACCGACGAGCGCAAGCAGGTCCTCGACCTACAGGCCAAGATCGATGCCGTCGGCAACATCGTGTCGTCTTGGGACGACGAGGCCCGCGATCGGCTTGTGGAGGTCCTGGGTCGTGGCTGACGACATGGATCTCCCCGGCATGTGGACACACGCCGACCTCTCCGGCGGTTGGGCCGACAGCGAGAACGTTGCCCCTGGCAACGAGAAGCCGGTACCAGTCGAGGTCAAGATGGTCGTCTGGGTGAAGCGGCAGGGCTGGGAGGCCGAGTACGGCGGCGTCAACGACCTCACTGCCAACTACAACTTCGAAGAGGCTGTCCAGGATTGGTTCGTCGACGAGGTAGAGACGATCCGCGATCAGGGCGAGTGGCCAAACGTGACGGAGGTAACGCAGTGAAGGCAACGGACTGGACCAAGGACGACGAGCTCATCGCCCAGGCACACAACTCAACGGAGCGCGGTCGCGAGTGTTGGTCGGTGCTCGTGGCCAACTGGCAGGGCAAGCGGGGTGCCGTGAAGTGTGTTGCCAAGGGCAACCATGACACCCACAAGGCGGCCAACGAGGAGACGTGGGCCAAGGACGCGTCGGGCTGCTGGACATACCAAGGCACCGAGCTCTCCGACATCAACACCAAGGGAGCGGAGGGACCCGTTGTCGAAGGCAACTAAGGGCAGCCGCGTCAACTGGCCTCCGGCGGACAAGGGGCGGAAGCCAGCCCCTCGCCCCACTAGCGTCAAAGTGGGCTTCTACGAGCTCGCCATCCGGTGGATCCCCGACGGTAAGTGGGTCGTTCCCAACGGCAACGATCCGGGCCTCCAGGGTTCGTTTGACGCCAACGACGGATGCATCCGCATGCGCGTGCAGGAAGGCATTCACGATCAGCTACTGCGGGAGACGCTGTGGCACGAGATCCTTCATGCCTGCTGGTGGCACATGGGCCTCGTGAACCATCCTGTTGCCCCGGACAACCAAGAAGAAGAGATCATCCTCCGCATCACGCACGCCAGTCTTCAAGTTCTGCAGGACAACCCCGAGGTCCTAGCCTACCTGTCGGCGGGGCTGTACCCGGAGAAGCATCGTGGCTAAGAGCAACGAAGTGGTCTACATCAACGTCTCCGGCGTCGACGACGAGCCGCTGTGGGTGGACGTCGACGAGATCGCGGCCATCGGCGTACGCGGGGCCAATGACACTGCGATCGTACTGAAGAGCGGTACGACGATCATTGCCAAGGACAAGCATCCGAACGAGGTCATCGGGGAGGTGATGGCCAGTGCCGATCCAGAAGGCTGACGACACGATCGCGTTCGTTGCCACGAGCATCGTTCGCTCCGCCGCCCGCCTCTCCTCCTGCCGCAGGAGGCAAGTGGGTGCGGCCATCTTTCAACTCGACGGCAAACTCGTTGCCACTGGCTACAATCGAGAGACGGACTTTCCGAATGGCACACCTCGTTCGTGTCTGGAAGGGGACTGCCCTCGTGGGATGGCTCCCTACGCAACCGTTCCGGCAGACTCTCCGTACAGCGATTGCGTCGCTATCCATGCTGAGATGATGGCCCTGCAGAAGGCGGAGTTGCTTACGGCAACGGTCGGGCCGGTTGACCTTATGATGGTCGTTACGCACAAGCCGTGTCACGAATGCGCACCCGTCCTCGAGCATCTCGGAATGGACGTGTACTACCTGGAGGAGATGTGAAGCAGAAGCCCGAGGTCAAGACAGGCACCAACCGAGGGCGACGCGTCTACTGGGTCTTCTGCCCTCGTTGCGGCAACGGCAAGGAGCACGTCTCGAAGGTTGCCGCTGGCAACGAGCTCAAAGCGCATACGTGCGATGGGTAAGACACTTGCCATCAGCAAGGAAGCCCTCTGGCCTCACTTGAACTACCGCCCACATCAGGGCCAGGTACCCATCCACCGCTCCCGAACGCGCAACAGGGTGAATGCGGCTGGCCGCCGCTTCGGGAAGTCTCAGGTCGGTGGGCACGAGCTAGTGCCCGAAGCGTTCCGAGCTCAGATGAACAAGAACCTGTTGAAGGAACTGGGCATCCGCATGGAGTTCTGGATCGTCGGTCCGAACTACACAGACGCGGAGAAGGAGTTCCGGGTCTTCTACAACGACTGCCGTCGCTTGAAGATGCCGTTCGACCGCCCTGGCACGTACAACGACAGCCGCTCCGGCAACATGCAGGTTTCGCTCTGGGAGGGGTCGTTCCTGCTTCAGGCCAAGTCTGCCGCCCACCCCGAAAGCCTTGTGGGTGAAGGGCTTCACGGTGTCGTGATGGCGGAGGCGGCCAAGCAGAAGGAGAGTGTCTGGACCAAGTACGTGCGGCCGACGCTCTCCGACTTCAAGGGCTGGTCCCTCTGGAACTCAACACCAGAAGGGAAGAACCACTTCTACGATCGGTGGATGGAGGGGCAGGACCCGCACAACCCCGATTGGGAGTCGTGGCGGAACCCCAGCTGGATGAACAACTACGTCTTCCGAGGCGGGGCATCAGAGGCAGGGCTGGCGGCTCTGAAGGACCCCACCAAGAAGCTGAGCCGGGAGGCGATCCTTGCCCTGGGCATCGATGAGGAGATCGTCTCCATGTACTACGACCTCGGCGAGCTCATGTTCGCCCAGGAAGTGGAATGTTCGTTTAGCGAGTACACCGGGCGGGTCTACTACGACTACGACGAGGAGCTCCACGTCAAGACGCTGGAGTACAACCCCTCGCGACCGTTGCACATAGCAACGGACTACGGCTTCACGAACCCGAACGTTGCGCTGTTCATTCAGACGGACGTTTTCGACAACGTCTACGTCCTCGGCGAGTACTATCAGACCCACCGCACCGAAGACGAGTTTGCCCAGGACATCCTTGACGATCCGAAGTTGGGTCCGATGGCTCGGGCGGCGAAGAACCTGTACCCCGACCCTGAGGACCCTGGCGCGTCGGCCACCCTCGCGAATAAGTGGAAAGTAACCCCACAAGGGAATACGGGCGGTCTCATCAAGGATCGCATCAACCTGATCCGCCGTTGGATGAAGGTGCAGAACCCGCATCTGCCCTTCGGTCACCCCGACCGCCAGCCGAAGCTCTTCATCGACCGCTCGTGCAAGCACCTGATGTATGAGATGGATGCCTACCGCTACCCGGAGAAGGCCAGCGAGATCAAGGGTGCTCCCGAGAACCCCATGAAGAAAGACGACCATGCTCCGGAGGCCCTGAGTCGGTTCTTCGGCGGCTACTATGGCGTCAGTTCACTTACCGGAAGAAGGCCTCGTCAGCGGCGAGCCAAGGTCAACGGATAGGAGCCGCGAATGGCCACCGGAGTCTACACCCCGTACAGCACCGTCTCGCCGTACTTCGGAGTTCTTCCTTCCTGGGTCTCCCCTGAGCATCAGGAGCGGATCGCCAGCTATCAGGCGTACGAGGAGATCTACTGGAACGTCCCCGAGTCGTTCAAGCTAGTTCTGAGAGGCACCGAAAACAAGCCGATCTACGTGCCCTCCGGCAAGATCATCATCGAGACGGCGAACCGCTTCGTCGGCAAGAAGCTCAAGTGGCGGCCCGATCCATTGCTCGGGACAACGAGTGACCAGCAGAACATGATGCTGGCCTTCAACGACCTGTTCACCCGCGAGGCGTTCGCCAGCAAGTACAATTCGAACAAGCGCTTCGGACTCATCCGTGGCGACTGGGTGTTCCACATCACCGGCGACGACACCAAGCCACAGGGCACCCGCATCTCCTTGCATGCCGTCGATCCGGCATCGTACTTCCCCGTCCCTGAGGACCTCGTCATCAAGGGCGGTAGCCCGAACCGCACCGGCAAGGTTCACCTCGCCGAGCAGTTCATCGACACGAACGGCACGTACGGGGCCAAGGGCAAGACGTTCGTCCGGCGGCAGACGTACGAGAAGCTGGAGAACGGTCTCATCCAGTCTTCAACCCTGATCGCCGATCCGGACAAGTGGTTCGACGACAGCAAGGCGGGCACCCTCTACGAGGTGAAGCCGTTCACGCTGGACCAGCGCATCACTCAGATCCCGGTGTTCCACATCCGCAACTTCGACGAGCCGGGAAACCCCTTTGGTTCAAGCGAGTTGCGCGGTCTCGAGCGCATCATGGCGGGCATCAACCAAGGCGTCTCCGACACCGACATCTCCCTGGCTCTGGAGGGGCTGGGCGTCTACACCACCAGCGGCGGCGGTCCTGTTGACGACGAAGGCAACGACGTCGACTGGATCATCGGCCCTGGCCGCGTCATCGAGAACGTGACGGACTTCAAGCGGGTGAACGGCGTCTCCAACGTCAAGCCAGCCTACGACCACGTCAACGCTCTGATGGGCTTCCTGAAGGAGGCCAGTGGTACCCCGGATGCAGCGGTCGGCAAGATCGACGTCCAGGTAGCCGAAAGCGGCGTCGCACTGGCGCTGGAACTCGCTCCGATCATCAGCAAGGCGGGCGAGAAGGACCAACTGATCATCGACACGTTGGCCCAGATGGCGTTCAACCTGTCCACGATGTGGTTCCCCGTCTACGAAGGGGCCAACTTCGGAGATGCGCGGCTCGTACCGGTCATCAACGAGGCGGATAAGCTGCCGATCAACCGGGCGGCGGTCCTGGCGGAGGTGACCACGATGATGATGACCGATCCTCCGTTGCTCTCAGCAACTACCGGACGGGAGATCCTGTCGACAGAGCTTGGAATCCCCTTTGCTTCCGACGAGCTGACTCGGATCATTCAGGAGCAGGCAGCCCTTTTGGAGGCCGCCCCCGCTTCTGCCTCCTCCGCAGACCCTCAGGGCGACAGGCTAGCGAGCGAAGATGGCAGCGCCGACACCGCTGAGTAGATACGTTCGCGTCCAGCGCACCGTAGACAAGGAGCTCGCGGCGGTTCTGCGGGACGCGGCGGACGAGGCGGAGCGAATGATCCTTGCCCTGGGCAAGCGAAAGGACGCTGGCGCGGTCATTCGGCGGTCTCAACTGTCGGCAACGCTCAAGCAACTGCGCAAATTGCAGTCCGAGCTCTGGGGTTCCGTCACGAAAGCGACGGAAATGGGAATGCTCCGAGCCGCCGAGGCCGCTGCAGACGCGGAAATCGCCATCAATCGCGTCTTGTTCGAGGCAGCCGGGGTAATTCACGGAGATTTCGACGCGGCGATGCGCATTCAAGCCCAGGAAGGCGTCGCAAACGTCATCGCTCGGGGTGCGAACGGGATTCCGCTGTCGTCGCAGGTGTACCGCAGCCAGGCTCTTTCGCGGAAGCTGGTGGACAAGGCCATCAATCGCGCTCTCCTATTGGGTTTCTCGGCAAAGGAGCTCGCGGCAACGGTCAAGGGCCTCATCAACCCCAACGTCGCAGGCGGTGTCTCGTACGCCAGCATGCGCCTAGCCCGTACGGAGATCAACAATGCCTTCCACCGAAGCCAGATCGACCTCAGGCAAGGCGATCCGTGGACAACAGGGTTCCGCTGGCACCTGTCCGGAAGCCATCCTCGCCCTGACGAGTGCAACGACTACGCGGATCGTTCTCATTTTAGGGGAGGCGATCCGGGCGTATTCAAGACTGGAGATGTACCGGGAAAGCCGCACCCGCAATGTCTCTGCTGGCTCGAAACGGTGACAATGGACACCGAGGATTTCATTAACGCGATGGCTTCTGGTCGGTTCGATTCCTTCATGGATTCAAAGATCGAAACGTACGGAGTTTAGCGTTCTTTCCTCACGCTGATTCGTGTGTAGAATGTCTTCCAAGCAGACCAACTAACTAGGAGGATCTCGTGAGTCAGCGGCTCAGCGAATCCGCAGTGCGAGAACTGGAAGCGCGTGGGCTGGGAAGGTTCACGACTCCTCTCGGTTACAGGAAGGACGGCTCGCCGTTCTACCTCATCGGTGGTGCATCTCCCGACGACCCCAGCAACGACGAAGGCGGTACCGGCGGTACCGGTGACGGCGGGACTGGTGGTGGCTCTGAGGGCCAAGGCGGAGAAGGTGGTACCGGCAGTGGTTCTGATGCCGGAGGCAACGGAGGCGAAACGGTCTCCAAGTCTGAACTCGACAAGGTTCTGGAGCGGATGAAGGCAGCGGACCGCCGTGCGGCTGCCGCCGAAGCCAAGGCGAAGGAGCTTGAAGAGAAGGATCTCAGCGAGCAGGAGAAGGTCGCGAAGCGGCTCCCCGAGCTCGAGCAGCAGGTGAACGAGTTGTCCGAGGAGAACAAGGGGCTGAAGGCAAAGGTCGCTTTCCTCGAGAGCTCGACGCACTCCTGGCACGACCCCGAAGCTGCCCTGAAGCTGGTGGACCTCAGTGAGGTCTACGCCGAGGACGGCAGCATCGACAAGAAGGCCCTGAAGAAGGCGATGGACGATCTCGCGAAGGACAAGGCGTTCCTCGTGAAGTCGTCTGCCGACAACGGTCAGGGCGG